CTTTCTTAGTACGTTTCTTCTGACCTTTCAGCAGATGAGTACGTCGCCGAAGCATCCGTTCACGGGACTCTTCAGCATCAAACCAGAACTCTCGTCCATTCTTCAGCTCATCAAGCTCCTTAGGTGTCAGGAAGCCTGCATAACAGATGTCTAAGAGTTTGTTGATTTGTCTTGTTGCGAAGTCCGTTTGTCCTTTGACGTTGGGAACAGTACCGATGCTACCATAGTGAGCAGTATGGAGCATAAACTCAGCACTGTCAGCGATGTAACACTCAGGAGCCATACAAGCAAGCATAGAAGCTGCACTATAGGCAGAGCCAATAACCGTAGCAACCACATCTCCTCGACATCCTTTCATAGCTTCAATAATCTGCCAGATACTGTCTGTCCTGCCTCCATTGGAGTTAATCAGGAAGTTTACAGCATCATTCTCGTTACAGGTAGCGAGGCAGTGGACAATATCACGATACAGAGCAGGATCTCCGATATCATCATCAATGAAGACCAAGTGTGAGTTGATCTGCACCGGGATAGTACGGATAAGGCCATTCTGTTGCTGTCCAATCAGCATAATTTCATCCTCATTAGCCTTGCCCATGATGTCCATCCTCATAGTGTGTTTTAGCAATAATGTAGTTCTTGACGAGAGAGCTTCGTACAATGTCGTCAATACCAAACTCAAAGCGGCTGAACTCTTTCATGTTACCTGCAATATCTAAGAACTTCAGGATACCTGACTTGTCGTCCTTCTTACGCAGGTCAGTCTGTCGATAGTCACCACAGAAGATGATCTTGGATTTATCTCCGACACGAGTGATGATCGTATCCAGCTCCTCAAAGTTCATATTCTGCATCTCATCGACAATCAGGATACTGTGCATGAAAGTAGTACCACGAATGAAACTTGTGGATACGAATTCAATATGACCCTGCTCGACCAAGCGATCCCAAGCATCTTTTCGCTTGAACAGATCTGAGCAAATCTGTCGGTAAGGCTGGATATAAACGTCCATCTTTTCATCTACGTCTCCTGGGAGAAAGCCCATATCACGACTCTGAACTGAGCTACGGATAATAGTCACCTTGTTAAAGGGATTATTACGATCCATAACCTCTTCTAAAGCCTTATACAAGGCAATGTAAGTCTTACCTGTACCGGCTACTCCGTGCAAAGCCATGAAGTAGTCGCCACGTTGGAAAGCCTCAAAGAACTCTTTCTGTTTGTCTGTCTTAGGCTTGATAACTGCTATATCATCCAGCTTCAACTTCAAACTGTTAGTCTGCTTCTCTTTAGCAGTCTCTTTCTTGACAGGCACTTGCACCAAATTATTCTCCTTTGTCATTATCGACAACATACGGGACTGTACGCACCGTAGGGAACTTAGACATGAACTCTTCTCGTGTAATATCTCGTCCGATAAGCATCTCTTTAAAAGGCTCGCCTGCCTTAGCAAGCTGAGCCTTCAAAGTGACACATCCAGGACAATTAGCCTGAGTGTACACTATTTTCATTTTTACTCCTTATCGAACAGGGCAAGCACCTGTGGCGCATTCGCTATCGTCAAGACCAATATCAAGACTACTGATAGTAGTAATCAAACGGGTTTTAGCTACCAGTTCGTCATACTGTTCCTTTGTAATCTCTTCCAGCGGAGCCTGCTTGAATCCATGCTCATTATGTAGCAGGAAAGACAAACTCTTATGGTTGTTCTTATAGTTCTTCTTAAGATACTTACGAATCTCAGGAAGTTCTTCTTTACGATAATACACAGTGCATGAAACAGAGTTGTCGCTCCAAACTTCTTGCAGCCATTTAACTGTCTCAAGCTGTTGGATAGCTGTCATATCTTTAGCAAGCGTCGCATGATCGGGATGACGGAACGGGAAGGACACCACAACAGTGCTGTGATCTTCAGAGCCATCAAAGTTTTGTTGGTATTCCACAGGATAGCCATGCTCTCGGCAGGTTTGCACAAGAGGGTGGTTAGCACTAATACGAATACGTCGGATCATGTAGCGAGCATAGGCAGGATGACAACCAGGAGTAACGCCAGGAAGCAACGACAAAGTACCCGAGGGCTTGACAGTAGTGATCTTCACAGAAGGCGGAAAACCATTCCACAAAGAATACTGTTTATCAAACTCACGAAGTTCTTTATAAACATCGCTCAGCCAGCTTTTCTGTTCTTCCGTAGCTTGGAGCACGCCCGTGACACCAATACCCATACGCATATTTTTATGTACAATCTCTTCAGTAATCTTAAGATGGAACGGGAGAGCAAGCGAGTGCTTGTTGACACGGTAGAGAAGCTTTGCAACATCTAGCATTTCCTCTTTAGAAGTAATATTGGGCAAATAAATTTCCGCAAGGCAGCAAGTCTCACCGTCAGCCAAGCTCTGCTCCGCACAAGGATTGTAACCTTGTACATCGGGATCAGGGTATTCGGTTTCACCCAATCGGCCAATCTTACGGGACAGTTTGAGGTTAATAAGGCCATAAGGCTCTCCTTTTCCTTCGTATCCATCCCAGAAGAACTCATGAAGGTCTCCAATGTCGTGACAAACAACGCTGTTGTTGGACATTGCCCGCCAACTCGGGATGTTACCCAAGTCCCATCGTTTAGCAAGTAGATATTCCACATCGTCAGGATCTCCAATAGCAATTTGAGCACTTCGTCGAACATTGCCGGCAACAACAATAGCTCCGATGATATTCATGATATCAAGGCAGTCCACAGGACGAAGCTTCTTTCCTGCTCGTTTTTCAAGAATTTCGCCAATCTTGCCAATACCCCACACAAGGTCTTCTGGGCCACTAGCAGTACCGCCAAAGCCTTTAATCGGAGCTCCTTTAGATCGAATCAACTGAGTCGAATACGTGAAAGTTTGTTTACCAGATTTGTGAGCCAAGAAAGCAGCTTTAAGCGTTTTACCAAGAAGGGCAACCCATCCTTCACGGCTATCAGGAACAACAAAATCAGCGTCGGGAACATCAGAGCGAACAGGGCACTTAAAATCCAAATTAACTGGAGGAAGTTTTTCAACATTGGCTTTTTGAATATTATAACCGACACCAGAACCCAACATCAACAAATCCATGGCCCACGTAAAAGGCTCTACAGGCTCGTCAACAACCTTAAACGCACAGTTTTGAAGGCTTGCTCCGCCCAAGCGACCAACAGTATCTGTACCGAGCTGCCACAAGAAGCGGCCAGCAACAGTGCCTTTAAGCTCCATCAAATACTTTTTAAGACGTTGTTGCTCGTCTTCTGTAAAACCAACACCTAGCTGTGTGTTTGAAGCATTGACGACGCGGTTTACAGTATCCTCAAATTCTTCCGTTGCGCTGTTGGGATCGTTTTCATCCAAACGACGAGCGTAGGTTCGTTTATAGGTAATATACCCAACAGAGCTAAACGGGGTATTATAATTCAGGGTTTCAGCAGTCACTTAGCATCCTCTTTAGTTTATCTTGGTTTTCTTCTATTTTATCTTCAAATGCTTCGACAAGCTCATCACTGTGAATGTCTAGAAGCTCCATCAATGTGATCTCATCTAGCATCGAAAGCTTCTCTTTTAGTTCTTCAAGAGTGATCTCGTAATTCATACAGATCAATC